AGATGTTGTACCTTCTTTGACACGATCTTTGATGATAAACGCCATTGTGCAATAACCTTATAGTTTAGTTTAGCTGATGCGGATTACAGCGTTAGAAGCGTCTGCTGTTGGGAATACAACAGTAAAGTCACCGCTAGTAGAGGTAACAGTAGTGCCAAAGTCAAATACTGCAATAGCTTTATTTGCCTGAGAGGTATTATATATGATAGCGCCATCTGCTGAGATAGTCAAGTTAGCGAATACTTCATCTGCGAAGTCTACGATAGCAGTACTACCCGCAAGAGTAATAGTAGCAGAGTCTAACTCTTGACCGCCAGCAGTGTAGTTAGTACCTACCGCTTCGTCTGTGTTACCAGTGATGTCTGAGTAATTAGTAGTGCCAGCACCATAAGTACCAGCAGGAGAGGCTTTAATGAGAGCCACTTTGAGTGTATCTGTATCCAGATCGTGAACACCCCCAAGAAGCTCTTGCTTGAAGCTGTTGCACATTGCAGTTGTAATAGCCATCTTGAGATGTCCCTTTTATGTATGAAGAAAGCACAAAGGGGCCAGCACGAAGCCAGCCCCAATGTTAAGCCTATTAGGCAGTGTTGTAACGTGCTGTGAGAAGTGCCTCTGGACGCAGGATCTTGCGACCATAGAGATGCATACCACGCACGATGTCAGCAAAGCTGTCTGGGTCACGGTAGTTCTCAACTTTGTTGATCTGCTCAGCAGAAGCAACAGCATCGTCCTGACCAGCTACGATAACACCGTAGTCATCTGACTGGGCAGATGTACCTGATTTACTAGCACCGCCAGCAGTGTCTTTAACAGGCAAAGCGTTGGACACATAAACACGGAAGCCGTGGACGTTGTTCAACACCAGACCGTTTTGCAAGCCAGCACCGCCGAAGTCACCGTTCAACAGGCGTGAGTCTTCATCTTTCAGCATCTCAATGAATACTGGATCAAGAACAACCCAACGACCACGTGATTCTACATTTGCTTGATCCATCTTACGAGCCATACGTGCAAGTACAGTCAATGGGGAAACAGTTGTAGCTGACAGGGCAGTTGCACCTGGCAAACGTGGTGCCAATGGAATGGAGTCGCCTACACTAGCTGTAGTAGAAATGGTCAAGTTACCGAAGTCAGTTGCGTCTAGGTGATTAGCTGAAAGATATTCACCTTCTACTGAAGGATCGGTCAGGACAGTGCCATGCTGTGCATCGCCAGTAGATGTAGCAATAAATGCACCTGCAGTTGTGTGACCTGAGAGGTACGACAGTACGTCTGTGTCCATTGCGTCTGCCATTTTATATGCAGCACGATCAGCGGCCAAAGATGTGAAGTCTACGTTTGCAAACTGCTCTTCAATGTCATCCATTTTGAAAGCAAAGTAGTTTGCTTGGTCAATGGTGAGCGAGAAGTCACTGTCTTCAAGGCGTTCAGCCGTGATAGGAGAGTGACGCTGCAGAGGGTTGACTGTTACGTCTGGCTCTTTTTGGATGCGAACAGTGTCGCCTTGGTTTGCAATCTCACCGAAGTAAGAGTTGTTAGTGATTGCGTTAGTAACAGCAGAGCGGCGCAGTGCGATCTGTGCTTGTTTGGAGTAAATAATCGGGGAGAAGTTCCCGTCAAATCCACCTGATCCTGATTTTGCAATAGCCATAATAATTCTCCTTTATAGATATGGCGTGAGATTTAGACACTACATATCCACAATAAAAGAGGCTCGTTGTTTTAGGGTAGTCAGCATTGCTATCAGGATGGCCGTCCTTCAAGCGCTGGGCCTATACTCAGAGGTAGTTCTTCGTGTGGCTAGTGCTTAGTGAAAAGCATGTACAGGCAGTTTATGCCTGACACTGTACATGCCTATAGTTTTATCTATGATTGAGGGATTGTCAAACTATTTCTTACTCATATCATAGATAAACTTACCAGAGCGCTGAGCATCAAAGATCTCATCCATGCGCTTCTCGTATTCCTTCATGGACATTTTAGCTACCTGTGACTCTGACATATACTTAGATGAGTCATCCGTGTCAGGGGTAGAACGTCCTTTAGCTTTAACTGAGGATGCTGCTGCTTTGTCTGAGCTAGACACACCCTTAGTCTTAATACCTTGATCTGACTTATAAAGGTCAATAACACGTGCAACAGACTTAGCGTCTTCACTGTTCTCGTAGAGTGCATCCTGTACAACTTTAGGCTGCTTCTCTGCCCAAGAGTGGAACGCATCGTCAGCACGAATCTCTTGGAAGTCAGGGTGATAGGAGAGCAACTCTGCTTCTGCCTTCTCACGTTTAGCTGTAGTACGTAAAGCTTCAATCTCCTTTAAGCGTCCATCTAGTTCTGAGGAACGCTCACTAGCTTTCTTATCTGCAATAGCTTCTACGATACCTGCAATGTCGGGGTACTTCTTAGCCCAAGCTTCTACTTCGTCTTCTGACTTAGGTAGTACAAGCTCATTCTTAGTAGCCGCTTCAAGTTGAGACTGTAGCTTATCAAGCTGTGCCTGAAACTCTTTCTCTTTCTCTTGAGTGTGGCGGCGTAGATCACCATAACGCTTCTTGAAGTTCTTTTCTTCAGCACTCAGATCTTCTTCTTGTGCTTCAGCTTTTGGTTCTTCTTCTTGTTCGGTAACACTCTCTGCCTGAACTGAGGGTTCGCTAGGCTCTGAGCTATCGGGTTCCGCTTCAACAGCTTCTTCTTCTGTTTCATCTTGTGTTACACCTGCTTGTTTAAGCAGTTCCTGTAGCTCCTCCTCATCACGTTGTACACGAGACAAGTTGCGTTTGTGTGACATTGAGTTAGTCTGGATGGCTTCCGACATTTTATTCTCCTTATGTTGGGGCCAGCATTATTGCTGGGTAGCCTTATTATTATATGGTAGTCTTAGTAGTTACTTCTTCTTTTTCTTCATCAAGCCGCCCTTATTTAACATACCGTATTGAGCTTCTAATTCTCTCTTAGTGCTTGTAGCAGCTTTGTAAGCTTTTGGACTTTTCTTTTTTAATTTTTCTAAGTTTTCAGTAGTTTTAGATGCTTTTGCTGCAGCGGCAGTTTTCATCATTTCTTTATGGGCCTCACTACCACCATCATCACCACCCTGCTTTTTAGGAGTAGGTGTAGGAGCGACTACATCATTGCCAGTGCTGTTTGCAATACCCGGCTTAAGAACCTTACCCGTTGCTGTTTCAACAAGTACGCCATTCACGTATTCCATACCGTCATCTGGCGTTAGTAGATTAGCTAATCCCTCAGTGAAGCTGTTACGTGCTTCACCGTCTTCACCAAGACCACTCAAACGGTTATGAATAGAAACCCACTCGTCACGTTCGGCACCCTGTACCTTAGGATCTTCTAGTTTAGCAGTTACACCCTCAAGCATCTTCTGGTTTTGGTGCCGTTTTGCGATAGCCATAAAGCCGCCTACAATAGGACCGCCTAAGACTGTAGCTAGATTAGAGAAACCTTTTGCCAACATGCTATTGTTTTGATCTAGTGTCTTTTCATACTGCTCAATACCTACGTCAGGGCTAGTCCAATCAATAGACTCACTATTTTGAGCTTCACGCATCATATTTTCATGATCAGTATTGTTATTATCATCTGGTGGAGTGACTACACCTAATCCTTCAGGTACAGCAGGTACAGCAGGTGTAGTAGGTGCAGCAGACTTAGCTGTGTAACCTTCTGGGATAACAGATTGTGCTACACCATTGATAAACTGAATGTAAGTTACTTCTCCGTTAGGACCAACGTACTCTCGCATCTCAATACCGCTAAGATTAGGTACTGACATAGTACCACCAGATGTAGAGCTAGAAATACCTGTAGCTTCAGTCATGTCAGTTACAGCTGAAGGAAGGGTTAAACCACCATCAGCATAACCACGCATGTAACCACCCATGTTCATCATAGGTTGTTCTTCTGATTCATCGTCAACAATCTGTAACTCAGAGATGTCAAATGGAAGTTCGTCTTCAGCCATCTCCATACCGATAGGCTCACCACCAATACGACCATTGGCTTCCATCTCAGCAAAGCCACGCTTAGCTTCTGCACGTATATCCTCAAAGAATTTAACACCAAAGAAGCGTACTACGTCAGCAGGTACGACATACTCACCTTCACTCAGTTGAGCAGGGATGTCATCACGTACTTCTTCTGGCATAGAGCCTACTGGTACTTCATTGCCTGACACAGGGTCTACGTCTTCTGCTAGACCTCCTAGTGCAAAGGCTCTTACAGTTTGATCTTCTTCACTCTGCATGGGATCGTCAGCCATACCTGTGGCTATTAGAGAATCCTGTTGACCTGTGTACATATTTTCTTCTCCTACTAACCCACCTTTAGCGAACTTACGTCCTAGTATTTCTTCTATCTCACTCCTGTAAGGGAGATCTTTTACACCAGCAGCCTCTTGTGCTACCTTTGCTTCTTCACGACTTAGTACACGGTTGACTTTCATATCACCGCCTACTACCCATGTCTCAGCATCTGCCTGACCGTCTTGATAAGTATAACTTCCGCCAGAAGGTAACTTATCGTTTATGTCTGTTCTTCCACGTTCCTGCATATATTTAAGAAGGTCTTGACTGGTATCGTCAGCCATGTCTACCTCAACAAAGACTTGATCTTCTGCCCTACGCTTCACGTAGTATTTCTTCTGGCTCTTTACCTTCTTTTTATCCTCGGGAGAAAGTTCAGCTACTTTCTTCTTGCTAATTAGCTTACCGTCAAGGTAATTAAAAGTTTTTGCTTTGAATGCTTTAGGCGTTACGCCTGCTTTTAATAGCTGATCTCTTTCTGAAGATGTGATAATAAGGTCTTCTGGGCCTAAGTGATGTGCAACAGGTTTTGTTGTTGCATGAAATCCCGGCCTAGAAGCAACAGCCCTTACCTTGCCATAAGGTGCAGACTTACTAGGTTTTTCAACAGAAAAGCCCGCATCTCTTAATTTGTCTGCGGTATCTGCATCTGGAATAGTCTGCATATCACCTGTTGCTTTAGATTTCTCACCCTTAGATCTTGCGGCACCTTTACTCGGTACATACATATTACCGTTAGCACCCTTAAACGTAACAGGTGGCACAGATGCTGATATCCATTCTCCAACAGGTATCTCATCAGAAGCATTAACAAATAGAGGGTATAGCTTTCCATCTTCCGATTGTGTTGCTATCCTATAAGCGCTTCGTGTTTTCTTAAACGGCTCTTTAGGCTTTAACTTTACATTACCAAGACCAGAACCCATAGCATTAGGATCAACCTCTACACGCTTAGCTACATCAAATACTTCTGTAGCACCCTTCTTAATAGCTTTAGCAGCAGCGTCACCTAGACCCGGAACAAGACCTACAAGAGCAGCGCCACCCAGTGCACCTGCTAAGTAATAATTAGGTTCATCTTTCTGTAGCTCATCGTAGACTTCCTTAGCCGCCATAGCGTCACCAATGATAGGTGTCATCTCAGCAACAAAAGTAGCAGCATCTCTAAAGGATACCTCTGGAATATCTACTGCAAGTTTCTTACCTTCTGCAGCCCAACCCATTGCCTCTTCTGTTTGATTGTCTAGGTCAGCCATTCACTTTGTCCCTCAAGTATTTCAGGTTGCGGTACGCTGAGATCTTACCCTGAGAGCGATACACCTCTACAGGGTCTGATATATTCTCAATACTTTTGTGTTGCTGTGCAATGCACTCATCTAACTCAGAGAGAAATGCATCCCACATTGGTTTATCGTTAACTAGCTTCTTAAGCGACATTACCGCTAAACCCTTGCTCACCCGGTGTCGGGGCTGTACCAACGCCTATCTGAGAGCCACCACCACCTGAGGTGTCCTGTACGCCCTGTGGAGCCTGTCCTTCTGGTGCTGGGCTACCTTGGGGCATATTTACACCTTCCGGCCCTACAGGGGGCTGTACGGGAGCCTGAAAGCCTTTGAGAATCTCAGCTTGGATAGATGCGTCCTGCATAGAGTTAGTAACCTTGTCTGGGTCAAGATCCATAGACTTAGCAATCTCACGGATGATGTAGTCCATCTTAGCGAAGGGAGCTAGTACTGGGTTCTGTGCAACCTGCAAGAATTGCATCAAGCGCTGTGACCGTACTTCGTTAGCCATCAAACTCTCTGTACCAGAAGCGTGTACCTCTAAGTCACCACGGATCTGGTCATCAAAGTCAAACTGCATGTTGAATGAGAAGAACGCTTTACCTAAGGGGCGAAGCAGATAATCATCTACGTTCTTAACTACCGTCCGAATAGAACCGTTAGCAGCAGACATAAGCATAGAAATACCAGAAGCTGTACGCCCAACGCCAGATACTCCGGTTTGTCCGTGAGCGAAGCTAGGGAATCCAGTACTCTCATCTGCTAGAACTCGTGCCTTATCAAATAGTTGCATGTTTTCTTGTGCAACATTCGGGAACTTAGTACCGAAGATGCCTTGACCCGGAGCACCGCCTTGGCGGCGGAATACCTTGCCGGGGTACACAGATAAGTCCTGACCCGGTACAAGGTTAGTCTCATCTACTTCAATGATAAGATTACCAGACAATGCAGCGTTGTCAATAGCCATACGCATAAAGCCATTCATCAACGTCTGTGTGTCATCCATGTTCTCAGCAATACCTACACCAAAGAAGCTGTAGGGGTTGTGCTCATAGGGTACAGCATAGTAAGGGATGCGTGTAGGTTTGAATGGGTTAAGTACAAAGCGAATTACCTCTCCGTTACATACCCATACGTTACAGTTTACTTCGTCTAGGTCACGTAAAGCCTTAGGAATAGATACACCATGCTCTTCTAGCACGTCTGTGTCTACAAAGCCCCAGAACTCCAGTACTTCCCAGCGCTCAGAGGAAGGCTGTGTATCGTCATCCTCCATAGTCATTTCCCAGTACTTCTGAATGTAGTCTGGGCCTTTATCAATAGCTAGGCTAATTGAGTCAGACATAAAGTAGGGACGGTTCTTAAGCGCACGTAATTGTGTACGTGACATCTTATGACGTTCTACAACATACTCAGCGTCATTCATAGACTTGGCTTCTGGGTCAGGGTAGAAGTCCCATACAGAAACGTGGCTACACTCTGGTACAGTCTTTACGAGAGGTTCATACTCACCTTCACCATTCCAGTTAGGGTATTCCTTATCTACAGCAAATGGGCCTTTCATGACACCTGTGCCAAGTAGAGCCATCTCAAATGCCATAGAGCGTAGATGTACAGAAGCGCCAGACTCTTGTAACTGGTCGTGGATCTTCTTTTCCATCTTCTTAGCTGCAATCATAGCAGGGTGGAATGTAACAGTAGTAGGTGTTGTACCATCACCCTCGACTACCTTATCAGATACAGCTGCAAGCTTATTCTCTAGTGGACCTAAGCGATTAGCCATGTCTGAGAGTGTAGCACCGGGTTTAAGCTCTGTGACACCATCAAGTAGGTAAGGTGCAGCAGGCTTTTGCTCAGTGATAGGACGTAAGGCATCACCAGCTGCAGCAGCATTAGGATCTACGTTGATATGCACAGACTCAGCAACACCATCAGGAAGTACAGAAGGGTTAACAGAGAGAGGGAACTTGTTATTACCAAACAGTACGTCTACGATCTGTCCATACGCTGCAAGTGTCTTGGTCTTAGTAACCTTAACAAACACACGTGACTTCTCTGTATCAGTGAACTGTACATCTTTACCATACAAGCCACGATAGTTACGGTATGCCTTTAGCCACCGCTCTTCGTCTGCATAGCGAGAGTCTTCTGCACGTTTGTAACGCTCAGCTACAAAAGCAACTACGCTAGATTTGGTTTCAAAGATTTTGTCAGTACTGTCTTCAGCAGCTACGACTTCATCTGTTTCAAACATTTCTTCTTGTTCTGCCATTATCAATACCCGAATTGTGGATCACTAGCTTGAAAACCAGTGCGTTGTTTTGCTGGGTTGTAATCCCATATGCTGCTACGTGGACGTGTCATGATACCATATCTTAAAGCGTCATACAGGTGATCCTCTGCGTGAGTATCAACATCTTCTGGGTTTTTCTTGTCCAGAGGAATACTAGGAATCTGTGCAATAGTGTTTGTACAGTTATCCATAAACACTAGGCGAGGCTTCTCAGTGAACTCATCTACCTGTAATCGCCTATGTATTTCGTTCTTACCTGCGACACGTGAGCCTCTTGACCTATCAGACGGACGCCAACGGCAACCCTTCATATTCATCTGCTCTGCCAAGCTAGGTCCAGTGTCGCCACGGTTGTGCCATAAAGAACTATCCAGCACCCCGTATCTCATTGTACCATCTCTTGCTTCAGCTTCCAAGATTAAATCT